GGACCATAAGGTATTTCTTGTGGAATGTGAAAATAGAACCAATACGCCCTTAAAGTTTTTTCTCCTAAAGATAGTCCTGTAAACTTCTCTATTCGCTCCCTTGCTGAAGTTATTAGTTCTTCTATTAAGTCGTTCTCCGATTCCGAAGAAATACGCATATAGTCTTTAGCCTCTTGCAAGGTAACTGGCTCTACTGCAAGGTCTGTAACCACCTCAATTTGAAATTCTGAGTTAATCATTTTCTTTTATAGGTTCTTGAATGTCTAAAACTTTTTTAAGTTCTAATAAAGCATCAGCAACTAATTTTGCATCCCCTAAATTAAATACTCCTTTTTGTGTAGCAATATCAAGTCCTTGACCTAATATTCCAAATATTTGTTCGTTTGTCATTTTGTAAAGTTAGTATTTTTACAAAGAATCCCAAGCAAATTGAGCAAGATTTCTAAAGTAAGTATCAACACCTAAAACTTCATCAGCAGTAGGGTCGTTTACTTCTAAAACACATCTCCAATAGCTTGAAGCAATTACTACACCATCTTTAACAATATCCGTAGTTTTACGAATTGAAATTGTTCCGTTTTCGTTTACATTAAACTCGCTAATGTATGTTATTTCTTCTATCATTTTTTTATTTATTTAATTATACAAAATATGTAACTGTTATTGCATTAAATTCTGAAGCAGAACTAAAGTTTGCATTTGTTAATGCTGTTTGTACACCTAATATAGTAACAGTAGTAAGTTCCATATTTGTAGCACTATTACCTACACTTCCTTGTAGTTCTCCAGTAGTTGTAAAATTCCTAAATCTAAAAGAAGCTGCACCAACAACACCACGATTTGCACCACCCGAAGTAAAAGGTAAACCTTCAATCGTTGCATTCCCTACTGATGTACCTACATTTGTCATAGCTAAATAAATTGTACAAGTTACTTGTTTACCAATTTTAACATAATTACCTTGTCTATCAAAATAAGTTATACCAACCGAAGCACCACCAAAAGCTATTGAAGGAGTAAAAGTTCCTTCTTCGTAGTCATCTAAATTATTAGCTGAAGCACTTGCTACTTGTGTAGCTGGGAATTCAATACCACTTGCAGGAGCAGTTGCACTATTTAAAGATAAACCTTGTTGTAATCTTACTCCACCCGCATCAGTAATACGCATTCTTTCAACTGTATCAGTATAGAATGTAGTAAATCCACCCCAACCTGCACTTCTACCATTTGAAATTCTAAATTCTCCTGTTGCAGGTAATTGTTTTATTGAAGCATCTAAATTGCCTAATTGTCTAAATTCTATTCCTTGAAATACTACTGCATCAGTTGCTGCTAATGTTAATAAAGAAGTAGTATTTTCAACTTGTAAATTTCCACTTACCCTTGCAGTTCCATTTACATCTAACTTGTAGCCCGAATCTGTGGTTGTGCCGATTAAAACATTACCACCCGCAGATAATCTCATAACCTCTCCCGCAGCATTATTAAATTTTAATGGGCCTTGACCACCATTTGCCCAAGAATAAGAAATTAAAGTTCCTAAACTTCCAGCAGTACCATCAGTTGCAATAGTAAATAAAGAATTTGATGTTCTTAAATCTAAAACTTTAGTTGTAGCAGTCGCATAATCTCCAAGAATTATATCTCCTCCCGTAGTTACCGAAGAAGAAAAAGTTGCTGCACCACCACTTGCTATTGTAAATCTTGTAGTACCACCTGTACCTATTGAAAAAGCACTTGTAGCGTTATAAATAATATTACTTCCATCAGTATTTATTGAACCTATTGTAGAACCATAATATAAATATTGAGCAAAGGTTGTTCCTAAAACATTTGACCTTATAATTCCCGAAGAAAATAAAGTAGAATAAGCATTAGTTCCTGTTGTATCGCCAACAACAAGATTTCCGCTTGTATCTAATTTCATAGCTTGGGTAAAATTAACAGTATCCCCAGCCGTTCCACTTGCAACAGTAAACCAATTATGTGAACCATTTATTTGACCATAAGCAGTAGCAGTTCCAGTTGCAATATATTTATTGTCAGTTCCGTTATAATAAAAGTTTGAACCTAAAAATGTACCATTTACACTTGTATTATTATATAAAGATGTTCCAATCCCAATTTGTAATGCTTTAAAACTTGTATCCCAAGCACTCGGTGTAACTCCTAATCCTAATTGACCATATGCATCACTAACTAAATTTGAGTTTCCTAAAGCACTTGCTCCTGTAAACTTTGGTAAGTAATTAGTAGTTCCTGTGCCTGTGATAGGATTTGTTAATACTGATTGATATTGTGGAATGTTTAAAGTAGCACCTACTAAAGTAGCAGCACCCGAAGTTCCCGTTGTTGTTAAAGTTATTGCGTTTTGTTTAGCGTTCCAAGTAGCAGCACTTGCTATATAAGCATCAGCCAAATCGGTAGTTAAATTTAATTCAGATATTAAAGTAGTTCCACCCGTTATACTTGCAGCGTTACCACTACCCGAACTTTTTACAACTGTTAAAGCCTCTCCGGCACCACCTTTTGAAATAGATGCAGCTACACCGCTTCCACTTGCGTGGTTAATTACTAAATCAGAAGCAGTTAAAGAATGTGTGCCTAAATTAACATTAGTTGTAGCACCTGTGTAAGGTACATAAGCACTTAAAGCCGAACCATAATTAGGAATGTTTAAAACACCACTAACATAAGTAGCTACACCACTCGTTCCTGTTGTAGTTAATGAAATAGCTGCTCTTGCTCTTGCATCAGTAAAATAAAGATTTGTTCCTTCTGTTACTTGTGTTGTTGTATAGTCTCCCGAAGTAGCTACAATAGCACCTGTGCGACCAAATACCGAAGTAACTGCATCTGTATTATCATCAGTCCAAGAAGCAGTAACACTACCGCCATCTTGTTGATTAAGAGTTAAAGTTTTTGTTGTTGTTCCTGTAACCGCAGCACTTGTGATTGAATCATTAAAAGCCGTATTCCAATTACTTGAATTATCAGTTAAATAAGAAATAGTACCTGCCGTAGACTTTACAATTCCTGTACCACTTAAAGGTGCTTGGAAATCAGCAGAAGATAAACCATCTAATAAATCAGCGTTTAAGTTAGTTACTTTAGTAGTCGAAGCAACCGAAAAAGGAGCAGTACCGGTAGCAACCGAAGATGCTAATTGAGCAGTAAAAGTCTTAATACCTGCAATAGTTTGTGCGCCTGTTAAAAGAACACTATTTCCTTGTGTGTAACTTCGTAGAATTGCAGCCGTTACTTTTTTAGTAATTGCGTTATCCACAATAGGTAACACATCTGCATCTTGAACGGTTACTAATGGAGATAACTCCGATATTTTAACATTAGCCATATTATTTCTTCTTTATTTTGCCCTTAAACTCTTTTGTAACGCCATCTTTGATTATTTCGGTAAAGTAGCCAACCTTTATAAATTCTTTCATCTTATCGCTTAAAACAAGGTCGTAGTAGTTATCTTTATTATACTTCCTACCGTTATGTGATATATTGACTGTGCATTTATACATACTACAAAGATACTAAGAATTTTAGCAATTAAAAAAGGGTAGATACAATTAAGCACCTACCCTCTCTTATTTTTTAAGAACTAATTAAACATTCCCTAAATCAGCATAGATTGCTGCGGTAGGTAGCATGAGGTTAATCGCTTCGTAGCACTCAATCCTAGCAGTTACCAAGTTTTGTACAAAGTTTGAACCATTCTCGTAAGAGAAAGTTACATTTAATCCTTCAACTTCAACTCTTTCGATATAGTCTCTATCAAAGATTAACACCTTATCATCAGTTACCCAAGCTGCCTCGAATACTGGAGTTCCAAAGATAGTTAAACCACCAACACCGTTAAGAACAACTGCACCAGCACCTGCATAATAACCTTTAGCAAAAGTAGCGATAATTAATCTTGCCATTTGAGCAGGAGAAACTAAAGCGTAAGATGCGTTAAAGTTAGCAGTCTTTTGGTTACCGATTAATTGAATGATTTCTTCAACATCATTTGTTAAACCACCAACACTTGTAGAACCTGTTGCAGCAGCACTAACTGTACCAAAGAATGAAGCGTTTTCAGCCTTAAAGAAATCTCTTAACATCATACGAGTTAAAGTTTGCTCAATAAATGGTAATGACTTCATCATTTGCTTTGAGAAAGTTGCAAAACCAGCGATATAAGCATTAACTGTTTTTACTTCAGTCAAATCGTAATCAATTTGTCCTTTGTCTGCACCTTCAGTTTGTGCAGTGATAGCACCTTCTGAACCAGACTCTTTGTAAGTTACAAAAGTACCAGTCGCAGATTGTACAGTAGAAACTAAATCTCTAAAGTTTAATTTTTGAGCAGGTAAAATTGCTTGATTAGGGTTGTAAGTAGCTACTGAATCACCTGTTAAGTTAGATGACAATAACATATTACCAACCGCTTTTAAATTCATAGTGAATGAACCACCTGAAGACTTTAATTCTTTTTCAGCGATTGCCATATTAGAATCTAAGTTCTCAGCGATTTGCTCACCGATTGATTTAGTAGATACTTTAGCTGCACTCTTACGAGATACTTCTTCAGCTTGTCTATCTAATTCATCTTTTACTGCTTTGATTTCAGCTTTAACTGAATCAATGTTTTTCTCTACCATTGTAGATACTTCGTTTTTTACGCTTAATAAAGCGTTAGCATTTGCATCAAACTTTGCGTTGATGTCATTTGCTAAATTTTTAATTTCTTCCATCTTTTTAAAGATTTAATAGGTTTCTAAATTGTTTTATTTCTTGTATCTTATTGTCCTCTTTCGGCTCGGTTTCTTCAGGAGTAACCACAGTTGGCTCTTCAGATTTAACAAGTGAAATAAGTTTTAATAATTCAAATTCAATAAGACCGAATGTTTCATCTGTGTAAGTACCATTTTTAATAGCCTTAACTAAAGTCTTAATTCGGTCTTCTCTTTCTTCTGCTGATTTAAAGCCAGTAAAAGGTGTATTAGGGTTTGCTCCAAAAGTAACTGCTGAACCTTCCCAAAGTTTAACCTCGTAGATTGCATCAATTTCTTCTCCCATATCTGTGTTTTCTTGTGATTTAATTACTTGGTAACCAATAGAGTGTTGAGTTATTACACCATCTCTATAAAGTTTTAAAGCATCTTTACCGTAGCTTGTATCGCTCATTTTAGCTTCAAAATATAAACCAAAGCTATCTTCTCTTAACACCATTAATTTCCCGAGAGGACGGTATGTGTCGTGTTGCCATAAATACGCAATTTCAGGCTTTGATGAATCTGGTCCTCTTTCTGCAATAGTCTTTGTAAATGCACCAGGCATTATAACATCTCCATCTAAATCAATAGAATTAAATTGTGAGAAATAACCTGTAACTACTCCTGATTCTACATCCAAGTCCTTAATACTTGCATCGTAATTTTTGAAACTTATATTTTTCATAAGCGATTTATTAAGTAGTGTTTAAAAAAGGATGGATGTTTTACCATCCACCCTAAAACCAAAACACCAAACTATGTATACAAAGATACACACTTTTTAGTATTTATTTATATATGATATTATTTTCTTCGTCTAATTTAGCCTTCGTAAGCATAGTACACTTACAATTCGCATTATTTTGTACTCCTCCTGCTGGATCACCAGGATGCTTCATCTTAATTCCGTTTATCATATTAAACTTTTTATCTAAGTCGATAGTCTTTCTATTCAAACTGACGTGCCAGCTTCTTGGATTTTTAGGATGATCGTGTAACCAAGTTTTTTCCATCAAGATAGGCAATAATTCTGACTGGGTGAACTTTGCAGCATTGGTAACCATTACTGATTCTGTTCTTGCTATAAGCCTTGCCCTTGTCTTGTTCATTCCAACTTCCTTGATTAATCTTTTTTCGGCACCTCTGAATCCTTCGTTGTTATCTAAAGCAGTTCTAAATGCTTCTTGTATCCTTTTAAGGCTTGTGTCGTTGATATCTTTGATGTGCTGACCACCTATGGTATTAAAATAATCTTTAAGCGCAGCGTCCATAACAGGGTTACTAAAGCCTACTCCTAAAGTTGCTTCTGGAGGTAAATTTGCTTTGAGCCATTTAATGTAGCCGTCAGATTGTTTTTTCCAAGCTGTATTATAAAAAGTTTGCATAGCCGCCGCTATAGGAACACCAGTGTATAATAAAGTTGCAATAGAGTTTGTAAACGCAACCGATTCCGATTCGTTTAAAGCATCTATGATAGGCTGTATAGATTCTTTTATAGCCTTAGAGTACAAACGATATCCGTAGGTTTCTAAGTATTGTTGTAGCTTAGTGTCAAATTCTTCTTGTGTCATTATAACGCTTGGTCACTCATTCCTAATTCATCAAGATAAGTTAAGTTAGCAGGAACTAAAATTCTGTCCATATCCGATTCTTCTATTCTATCGTAATTCATAGCATCCCTTTTCTCGTTTGGAGTAATCCACCAGCTTTCTTTCATCTGTGTTACAATCTTCTCCATATCCTTCTGCATTTCAGGAAACGCTTGAACATCGTAGTCAATATAATACTCTACACCATCTCTCAAAGAGTAATATAAAGCAACCTCGTTAAACATTCCTCTAATCATATTTAAGATAGGAATAACCGTATTGGTTACTAACCCTTTGTAAGCCATCTCTTTATTATTATACGAAGCGGAATCAGTTGCCATTAAGATAGGGTCTACACCAAATACTCTACAAAGGGTATCTCTATCCGCACCTATTGATTTAATAATCTCAAGGTCTGCTGGAGACATTCCGATTTGCTTATAATCTACGATACCATTGGTAGCTACAATTCTTTTATAATTATCAGCACCTGTTAGCTTTGTGTCAATTTGTTGGTTAATCTTACTAATCTGTTCTCCATCTAACATTGCATCTTTATCGCCACTAAATAAAAGACCTGCTGCACCACCGTTAATAAATGCTTTAGCCTTTGCCCTTGTACCTTCGTTTGAACTTGATACAGTTTCCCAAGCAGCCATTAAAGGACTCATTCCATAAAGTTGATTACCACTAACATTATAGTCAGGGTTAAAGAACTTAATATGGTTTACTTCGTTTACTTTAAATTCTATTTCTTGATTTCCTATTTGTAACTTATAAGCACTAATTGGCTCAAAAGTACCACTTCCTATGATTTGTGTAAATTGAGATGGTAAAGGATATAATTTAGTAGGCACGCCTTTATTTCTTCCTACTTCAGGCATAAACTTATAAGAGTAAGCGTTACCAGTAATCTCTAAGAAAGAAACCAAAGATTCAATATACTCTTGTTGAGATTGCATTTCGTTAGGTCTTGCTATAAGCCTGTTTAAGTCTGTTCCTTCAACTTCCGTTAATCCTTTTTTAAGTAAGTTAATTGGATTGTTCTTTGTTCTATTAAAACTCTTTTTGTTATCAATCTCGTAAACATAAAAAGGAACTGAAGCAGCCTTTTTAGCAATCATATTTATAATAGCAAATACATCAGGGTTGCCTTGATAGCCACTACGAACATAAGCACGAGGGTTGTTAGGGATGTTAAAGAATATTCCGTTGAAATAAGAGAATAAAGATTGATTGTATTTGTTACCTGCATCACTACCTTGTGAAGGAATAAAAGCAGCTTTAATTCTTTGTATGAGATTCATAAGCAATTATTTTTACAAATTTACGATAATTTTAGATAACTTTTACATTACTACAAAGTCAAACTTCTTTAGTTCAAACCACATTCGCATCATTAAAGCATCACTTATATCAGGCGACCTTCCTAAATGTTCTTTAACTTTGTCTTTAGGTAGCACCGCAAGTTTACCATCTTTATCAGCGTTATGCCTTTGTACCCATTCAAGTTCTTCGGTTAATTCCTTTTTTATTGTTACATCTTCTGACATTACCCATACTCCAGCTTGATTAATTAGTTCAGCTAACTTGTAATAGCATTCCGACTTTAAGTTAATGTAATTACCTGTTAATGCCTTACTGTTGTTTACGAATCCTTTAAAACCATAGTCTACTACACCGCCACCTACACCATCTTCATCACAAATGATTTGTGAATAAGGGATTGAATGCTTTTTAGCTAAATGTTTAATGAATGCTGCTACTTCACTTGTTGCCTTATTAGACAACTTATGTACTTCAGTAACCCTAAATCCACTCCATACCATTATTAAAGTCTTATCCTTACCAAACCTCGCTATATCGGCTGATATGTAACCTTTACCGCTTGGTATGTGTTCGTTAGTGAACATATCAATTATCTTATCGTATTCGATTAAGGCATTGTCATTGTCATCATATTCCCAGTTACCAAATAATAAACGCTCCTTACTAAACTTGTCTAAAGATTGTAATGAATGAATATAATGTTCCGAGATATAAGGATTGTCCTGTATTAAAGATTGAATAAAGGCTTTGCTTTCGCTTATCGTACCATCTTTAGTAGGCTTATAAAAATTGTTATAAACATATCCTTTTGCAGGATTGCAAGTGCCTAACATCTTTGGTATTATATTAAATTCCGTTAGCTTATACCTAATACGAGATTTAACAATATTCCAAGCCTTCTCCGTTATTTGGTTGCACTCATCTATGAATGCAAAAGAAATTTCTAAGCTGCCCAATTCGTCAAAATTTGGGTCTGAAGGATATTGAAACAAATCTTTTAGATAAATAGCCGAGCCATTTGAGAAAGTAATAATATTAGATTGAGCGTTATAAATATAGTGCTGACCTGCTTTAATACCTTGCAGTTTACATACATCGTAAAACGAATTTAAGGTAGTATCTTTTAAAGTCTTTAATACTGCTCTACCCATTAAACCTCTTGAGCCTGGATATTTTAAGCAGTTCTTGATTATCCAATAAACACCAAGTGCTGATTTGCCTCCTGCTACACCACCTCCAAATATAACCTCGCTTGTTATGTTATCTTCTAATCTATCAAGTGCTTTAGTCTGCTTCTTCGTTAGTATCATAGGTTTTAGTTTCATTGAAAGTAATACCCAAATCCATACCGCCTGTATGTTTTAAAGTAGTACCCAATCTTTCAGCTTCTTCTGGGGTGCCGATTAACTTGTATAATCCCATCTGTAAAGTAGGGTTTTCGCTCTTATACCATTTTGAACGCATTGAAGTTTTAATTTCAACTTTGTTTTTTTCGAGCAATTCTTTTATAGTGTGTAATTCGTGAAGTTTGTGGTCATAAAAAGTCTTTTTAGAACAGGGCAAAAAAGCCACCACATCCTCAATAAAGAACAATTTATGTTTTTCGATAGCCTCTAAAGACTTCTTCTCCAATTCATCTGTTTTGTATGCCATATTAAATACCTTTAAACGCTTTTAACGGATAGAACACCAAACTGTTTCGGTATCCTCCTTCATGAGTTGGTAATATTGGTGTTACTCCATGCATATTCCTCCAAGCTGGGTAAACTAAGATAGAATTGTCTTGCTGACCGATTGTTGCTCCGTAATCAGGGATATGTAGGTCGCCTCCTTTAGAGTTTTGTTTCTTGCAAATAATAACATTTACTGCACCTACGATATTACCTGCATCACGATGAAACGGTGCTGAAATATTGTAATTAGAAATAGAACTTGTAAAAAGGTCGCCGAACTTCCACTTATCACCAACCTCTTTAAATAATTGTAATTGCTGTTCGTATTGCTTTGGTAGTATTTCTTTAATTAGTTTTTCGCTTTCCTTAGCTAATAAGTACATCGCCTTAATAAATGTTTGAGCCGTCTTGATTGAATGTACACTTGAAATACTGGCATACGGTCTTCTCATCATTGGCTTTGGTGGAATAGAACCTATAATAGTTGAATATTGTAAAACTGCTTTTTCTGTATCGTGTAATCCGCTTGACCGCTTCATTTCTGTTTTAGGCACATTCTTGCTTCTTAATTCTATATTCGCCAAATCGGCAAGTTTACACATTTTTTCAGGCATCTTCTTCATATAGAATCCAATCGGTTCGCCTTCGTAATAAAAAATACTATCTTCAGTTACATTTGGTTCAATATAAGGGCAATTATCGCCTATCTTAATTGAATGGTCTACTTGTACTAGGTCTATTCGTTTCATTTTACTATTTTTTTATAGTGAATTGCTAATTGTTTTATGTCGGTTTTCATATCTACTCTTCCTCCTTTGTTTTGCAATGTAATAAAAGGATTCCATTCATAGCACATTCTTTCAGCCGATTCTTCATCTTTTTTAATTTTGTACTGATCCTGTAATCCGCCAGTGTTGCTTCCTAAATCTGGGCAATTAAAGAAGTATTTATCAAAAGTAAGGATTCCGTTACCGTATTTGATCGTTTGCAGTGCAAAGTCCCTGTCTTCTTTCAGGTTAAATTCACCCCTGTATTCCCAATTAATTTTACTGGCATTGATTAAAACACATACTTCAGCGAACTTTTTATTTATAGAATAATTACTTTTTGCCTGCCAAGCGTGCTGTCTGTAATTTATTCCAACCATTTCAAAAGGAGTCTTTTTTGCTTTTTCTAATAAGGTAAACCAAAATGATGCGTCTGCTTTTGTTGTCTTACCATCGTAATGACCAAAGTGCCTAACATCATCATCACAAAAAATAACCCACTCATGATTATTTAATTTAGCGTAATTAAGCATAAAATTGCGAACATACGCTATACCTTTATTATTTTCTAGGATAGAAACTTTGTTCGGTACTTTATAACCGTCTATTTCCTGAGGCTCGACAAAATGTAGAACTTCTATACCAACATCTTGGAATAATTTATAGGTTTTTGTGTTTGGTCTTCCTTTGCTTGGAATAAAACAAATCATATTTTATCTTTTTCAGCTTTCAGGTAT